CAGTCACAAAAGACGCAGACAGGCTTGCACCGAACTGGCTGGCGAGCCGGATCAATTACATAACGATCAAATTCTTATACCGGGACATTGACGGACACGCAGAGCTGAAAGGGGTGAGGATTGGCGATGAAGTGGCACAGATCGGCGACACGGTACAGTTCAACGGCAGACGGTTATCCGTAGAAAGGCGGTGATCCAGGTATCTCCCTTTAAGGCACGGGGCTATGTGTCTTATTTTTATGTCTTTTTCTGCCAGACATAAAAGAAGCAGGATGATCTATAGAACACGAATGGCCCGGACGTGAGAACGGATAGGCTGGGCGGAAAGGATAGAAAGATGAAAAACAGATTTTTTATGTGCAACTGTAAAGTGCCAATGAGATTACAGATTTTCGCAGAAGGAGACGGTGCTGGGGCTGGTGAAGGAGACAATGGCGGTGGATCCGGAACAGGCGGCGAAGAAAAAACAGGAGCAGGCACAGAGCCAATGAGCTTCGACGATTTCCTGAAAGGAGAGGGAAACCAGGCAGAGTTTGACCGCCGTATGCAGAAAGCGATTGATACGGCAGTAAGCAATGCACAGCAGAAATGGCAGGCTCTTACGGACGATAAACTTTCCGAAGCAGAGAAGCTTGCAAAGATGAACAAAGAGGAAAAAGCTGCGTATATGCAGCAGAAAAAAGAAAAAGAACTTTCAGACCGTGAGGCTGCGATCACAAGAAAAGAACTGATGGCAGAAGCTAAAAATACTCTGGCGGAGAAGAAATTGCCGGTAAGCCTGGCAGAAGTACTGAATTATACAGATGCCGATACCTGCAACAAATCTATCAGTGCAGTAGAAAAGGCATTTCAGGAGGCGGTAGAAGCAGCAGTAAATGAACGCCTTAAAGGTGGAACACCGCCGAAGAAAGTACCAGAGGACGAAAACAGTCTTGAAAAACAGATTGAGGCAGCTATGGCGAGAGGGTTCTGAGAACAGAAAGGAAGATGATATAAATGGCAATTAACACATTAGCAGCAGCTACGATTTTTCAGCAGCAGTTAGATAAAATCGCTGTACAGGACGCAGTGACCGGCTGGATGGATGCAAACGCCGGACAGGTAAAATATAACGGTGGTGCAGAGGTTAAGATTCCGAAAATGTCGGTTCAGGGCATGGGAGATTATGACCGTGACAATGGCTACCAGCAGGGAAGCGTAACTCTGGAGTATGAAACCAGAAAAATGACACAGGACCGTGGACGCAAATTCCAGATCGACCCGATGGATGTGGATGAAAGTAATTTTATTCCGACTGCGGCAGCAATTATGGCGGAATTTCAGAGAACACAGGTTATCCCGGAGATTGATGCTTACCGTATCTCTAAGATCACTTCTGAAGTGATCGCTGCCAATAAGGCTGGTATGGTCGAGTACAACTATACCCCTGGCGGAACTGGTACCTCTGCACTTAGAAAAGTGAAAGAGGGCATCAAAGCAGTACGTTCAAGCTATAACGGTCCACTTGTAATTCATGCGACACCAGAATTTTTGATGGAGCTGGAGTTGGAACTTGCAGGAAAAATCAGAGATACTACGTTTTCGCAGGGCGGCATCAATACCACAGTTCCAGGAATCGATAACGTGCCGATTATTCCAACACCTACAAACAGAATGTACACAGCCATTACTGTATACGATGGAAAAACCGGCGGTCAGGAAGCAGGCGGATATACGAAAGGTTCGAAAGCAAAGGATATCAACTTCTTTGTAATCCCGAGAACGACACCGATTGCAATTACAAAACAGGATATTATGCGTATCTTTGACCCGTTGACAAACCAGAAGGCAAATGCATGGGCAATGGATTATCGCCGTTATCATGACCTGTGGATTCTGGACAACAAACTGGACAGCGTGTTTGTGAACATCAAAGATGCAAACGCCTAGGAGGTGTGACAGATGAGACTGATTAGAGAAAATGTTGAGCGGATTGCCAATACAGAGGCAATGATTGCAAAATTAAAAGCAGATGGGTTTCAGGAAATGGAACCTTCTGCGGATGAGTCAAAAGTGTCTGTTTTTGGCGTGAATCTGGATACAATGACGGTAAGTCAGTTGAAAATACTGGCGAAAGAGAAAGGTTTGGAAGGTTATTCAAGTCTTACAAAAGAAGAACTCTTGACGGCTCTGAAGGAAGTGATCTAAGTGACTGATTTTGAAAGAATCAGAGTTCTGACTGGTGAAAGAGATGAAGAGCTGGTGGAAGTTGTCCTGGAAGATGCGACAGACTGGGTGCTGGCGTATACCGGCCGAAAGAAGATGATCCCGGAACTTAAAAAAACGGTGCGTGATCTTGCAGTGATCGCCATCAACCGCATGGGAACCGAGGGGGAATCTTCGAGAACCGGTTCAGGAGAATCTTACAACTTCGATAATGCACCAAAACAGATCTATGATGTGCTGAACCGGTATCGGCTGGCACGTGTAGGAGGTGTAACTTATGAGGCTGAAAAGGAATAGGCTGCGAGAGCTCAAACATTTCCAGATGGTGCAGAAAAAAGATGCAGAGGGTGGAACATATACAGAGTATGCTCCGCCCTCTTGTTTTCAGGCGGAAATGTGGACAGCCGGTGGAAAAGTACAGGCAGAAATGTACGGCAGCAGACTTCCGGTTATCCGAAACCTGAGAATTGATGGGAAATATACAGAAGTGCCGGGGAAGAACGGTAAACTGTCATATCAGTTCCAGGAAGGTATGACGATATCTGTGAATGACGGTATTTCTGTAAACGGCGGCAATGATCCGGATTATAAGGTCGTTGCCATTTATCCTTACACCTATCTTACGCTGGAGGTGGAAAAACTGTGATCATCGGTAAAAAAGAAATTACGGATGCGTTTCAAAAAACGGCAGCAGTGAATATGTATGATGCGGTATCAAAAAGTATCAAAACAGTGCAGGCTGAGGCGAAAACAAGATGCCCGGTAAATGATGGGGAATTGAGAGGGAGTATATACACGGCGATAGAAACCAGCAGCGAAAAGATTGTAGGCATCTGTTACACCAACAAAAAGTACGCACAATATGTGGAATTTGGCACAGGCCCCAAAGGTCAGAAGCAACACGCGGGGATATCACCGGATGTTGCCTATGCCTATGTACAGTCGCCCTGGTGGATCCACGAAAGCATGATCGGGCGGAAGACGGCCGAAAAGTATAAGTGGTTTTATGTGGATACGCCGGACGGCCGATTCTACCAGTGTACCGGACAGGCTGCACAACCATTTTTATATCCGGCACTAAAAAACAATGAATTGGAAATTGCACATTATTTTGAGGAGGCAATCGAAAAGAATTTATGAAAAACGTAAAAGATCAGATCTATTCCGCACTTGCCGGAGCGTTTGGGAATGTAACAGACCAGTACCCAAAAGACTGGGCAGAGCTTCCGGCAGTGCAGTACACCGAAGAAGATAACAAGGTATATGAACATACCGCACAGGGAGAGGAAAAGAGCTATGTACGATATCGTGTAGATATCTGGCATAACCGCTCTACGTCCGAATCTGCACTCAAGGTAGACAAGGCACTGGCAGCACTTGGGCTGGTGCGTACCCTGTGTCAGGACACCCCGGATCCATCTGGGTTGAAACATAAAGTAATGAGATATGAAGCAATCATTGATATGGAGTCAGAAGAAGTATTCTGGCCGAACTAGAAAAGGAGCGTGAAGAATATGCTGGCAAATGGAGCAAAACTTGAGTACAAGGAAAAAAGTGACGCAGCTGATGCTTACAAAGAACTTCCAGGGTTGAAAGAGATCCCGGACTGTGGTGTTGAACCGGAAAAAGTAGAAAATACCGGTCTGAACGATAAAAATAAACAGTACGAGAATGGTATTGGTGATCTTGGAGACATGACATACAAATTCAAGTATGAAAATGGAGCGGCAACCAGTGCGTATCGCATTCTTCGAAAAGCACAGGAATCTGGTAAAGTACTTAGTTTCAAAGAAACATTAAAAGATGGCACAACCACGGAATATGACGCAGAAGTGTCCGTAAAACGTACGGGCGGCGGTGTGAACGGAGTTGTTGAAGTAGAAGCAAAGATGACAATCTGCAGTGATCTGAAAGTTACAGATCCGTCATAAGGAGGGGCGATCAATGGAAAGATTAGAAGGACTGGATGAAGAATTCCAGAAAGAAGAAACAGAAAAAGTAACATCTATCGAAGAAGCAAAGAAAAAAAGACCACCATTTCATTACTGGGAAGTGGCAGGTGTACAGCACAAAATGAAACTTAATACCGGTATGATCACAAAACTGGAAAACAAATACCGCACCAATATTATGACGCTGGTAACGGCGAATGATATTCCGCCGCTTGGTGTTATGCTGACGATTGCCCAGGCAGCTATTGAGCCATGGGAACACGGTACAACGTTCGACAAAGTAACAAAGCTGTACGACAAGTGGCTGGAAGAAGGCGGCAATCAGTTTGATTTCATGGCAAAAGTAATTATGCCGACTATGGCGGTATCCGGTTTTTTTACGCCGGCGATGGCAGAGAGCCTGATGAAAGATCTGGATCAGGCAGATGTGATCCTGTAACAGAAACAGTCACCGAAGAAATCTGGAAACTATACGAAGATGCATTGGATGCAGGAATCAAAGTGCAGGACTTCTGGAATATGTCTATCCCGGAAGTCCACGACTGCATTCGGAGTTATGGACGGCGTGCAAAGATTAAGATCCTGCAGCAGTTCATACAGGCGGAAAGCATCGCAGAGCATATCGGCAGGTATTTGAATTCAGAAAACAAAGCACGCAAACCATGGGACTTCTACCCGGAACTGTTCAGGGAAGAACGAGAACAGTTCGAGGAAAGCAAGCAAGAAGAACAGGTTGTAACAGCTGCCGAAAACCGCCGCTTATATGCCGCAGAGTTCAACAGACGAAGACATCAATAAGAAATAGTGAAAAGGGAAGGAGGTGTGAACATTGAGTGATACACTGCACAGAATGAAAGTCATCATTGAGGCAAACAACGCAAAATTGAAACAGGCAATGAGAGAAGCTACAAGCGTTGTGAATAACACAGTTTCTCAGATGAACACCAGCACATCAAAAATCGAAACACCGGGCAGTGCGGCAAGTGCCGAACTGTCGGAGGCGATGAGAAACGTTAAAAAGAGCCTGAGTGAGTTGCAAACACCGGAAGATGCATTGAATACGGACAGTTCCGTAAAAGCTATTAAGAATATGCAGGATGCGGTGCAGCAGTCACAACCAGTGTTTCAGAATGATGATCTGAGACAGTCGGCAAAAGAGACAGAAGATATTGTCAGAAGTACAGCCGCAGATATCAACAACAGCATGAATGAAACTCAGGAACCAGTTCGCCAGACAATGAGCGAAAATATGCAAATGATTCAAAATATGCAGAACCTTATAAAAAGTTCCTGGAAAGATATGGTCAATGGTACGATCTGGAAGCAGGCTACCGGACAGATAAGAGACTATGTCAGGGAAGCACAGGTCGCAGCAGGCATCCGTGTATACAATCCAGAATATGAACAGTTATGCAATACTATTGCAAAAACTGAGATGGAGCAGGAAAAACTGATCCAGAAAATGAACAGCATGGATGCGAGCAAGCGTTTTGTGCCAACACAGGAGTTTAAAGACCTAGAAGCCAATATTGCAAAGACCGAATCCGCTTACGCAAAGCTGGAAGAAAAGCAGAAGGCATTAGAGGCAGCAGGAAAAGCGACGGTTCCGAGTGCTGATTACAGCGAAGTGAAGGCTCATTATGATGATGCACAGGCAAGACTGGAGAAGTTAATTGCGAAGCAAAGAGAATGGTTGGATCTCGGATTTAAGCCTGGCGACGGTGGTGCAATGACTGGTCTGACGGAGCAAATCAAAGAAGTTGAAACGGAAATGAAATATCTAAAAGGTGAAATGAAAGACCTTGAGGATAACGGAAAAGCAATGATACCGACGGATCAGTACCGTGAGAATACAAACCAGCTGTCTATCATGCGGAACAAATTGAAAGAATACAAAGACCTCAGAAGTTCTATGTTGCTGGACGGCTCCAACTTGCAGGAGTCTGAACAATATCAGAGGGATGGAGTTGCACTTTCAGATCTTACGAACCGACTGCGAGAATATAATGCCGAACGAAGAAGTATGGAGAACAGCGGTACAGACATCCAGACACCGCATCTCGCAGATGGAAGTGTATTTGCGACCATGGGAGCGACAGCCCAAGCAGCATTTGAAGATATGACAGCCAGTATTCGAAAAGCACAGGCAGCGGCTGCGTCTGCGATTCAGAGTATTCCGGTCGTCGGTCAGGTTGCGTCCAGTGCTGCATATATCGGCTCGAGAGCATTTAAAGCTATGAGTGCTGTTATGAAAGGTGTCGGTCCCGTTATAAAAACAGCATCCGGTGCATTCGGGGCATTACTTAAAAAGTTCACAACCGGATTGCCAGGAATCCGGAAATTTGCCGGAGGAATCAAGCAAGGAAATAATGCTCTCGGTGGCGGAATTGGAAAATTACTCAAATACGGTCTTGGCATTCGAAGTATGTATGCATTGTTCAGCAAGCTTCGAAATGCCCTGGTAGATGGTTTCAAGAACCTTGCAAAGAAGAACAGCGAAACAAACGCAAATCTTTCAGAATTATCAGGCGGATTGCAGCAGTTGAAAAACAGCCTTGCGACTGCATTTTCCCCGATTCTCAATACGATCACACCGGCATTATCAACGCTGATAAATTATCTGGTGCAGGCATGCAATGTTGTTGGGCAGTTCTTTGCAGCTCTTACCGGACAGAAGACATACACTACTGCCTCTAAGGTGCAGAAAGATTATGCCGCCAGTCTGGACAAGACCGGTGATTCTGCAGCTAATGCGGCAGATAAGGTCAAAAAATCCCTGATGGGGTTTGATGAGATCAATAAGCTGGATGATGACAGCAAAAGCAGTTCCGGTGGATCATCCGGAAGTGACGGCGGAAGTTTCGAAGAGAACGAAGTTACAAATAAATATGCAAATTTCGCCCAGATGATCAAGGATGCATGGGCAAACGCAGATTTCACGGAAATAGGAAAGATTGCCGGACAGAAGCTTAACGCAGCTCTTGCAAATATCCAGTGGGATGACATCAAAAAGACCTGCAATAAGATTGCAAAATCAGTAGCAACATTCCTTAATGGTTTCATGGAAGGAACAGATTGGAGACTTGTAGGAAAGACAATTGCAGAAGGCATAAACACTGCAGTAGGGACAGCCTCTACCTTTGTGACCAATTTTGACTGGAGTAAATTAGGAAAATCTGTCGGAGAAACTATTGACAGCACCATCAAAAACATAGACTGGTCGATGCTTGGAAAAACTGCATCCGACACGATGAAAGGTCTTCTCACATCTTTCTGCGAAGCAGTGCAGAATGTAGATTGGAAGAATCTTGGAGAATCTGTTAAGACTGCAATCCTGGCCATTGACTGGAAAGGAATCTTGCAGAAAGCGGCCGAAGCAGCAGGAAGTATTGCAGGTGGAGCAGCAGCTTTTGTGGCCGGATTGCTGGGGGATATTCCAGGTGAAATCTACAATTACTTCATGGAGAAAAAAGACGAGTGCGGTGGAAGCCTCGTAAAAGGCATATTTAAAGGAATTACGGACGCACTCGAAAACGTAGGGAATTGGATAAAGGAAAATATTTTAGATCCATTTGTCGATGGTTTTAAGAAAGCATTCGGCATTCATTCACCTTCAACAGTATTTGCGGATTTAGGAAAACAATGTATTGCAGGATTATTGCAAGGCATTGCGGATATTCCAGGAAATATTGCAGAAATTGCAAAAAAAATCTGGAGCGGCATTAAAGATGCCTGGGATAATCTGGGTGACAAAGTATTGGGTATAGGTGCGAAAGTTTTAAGTACCGGAAAAGATTTATGGGATTCCGTTCAAGGTGCCTGGGATAAAGTAAAAAATAACTCTATCGTTGCTAACGTTTCAGCAACGTTAAAAGGCGGCTGGGATAAACTCGATGCGGCATTGGACAAAGTGAAAAATCAGGCCAAAAATACCACTTACACATTCAAAGCAAAAGCTGTAGGTGCATGGAATAAGCTGAAAGCATATGGGAGAACAGTTGTTGATAAAATCAAAAGTAAGTCAGCTGATTATACTGCGAACGCACGCGGTGCTTGGGACAGAATCAAAAATTATCTTGGGGAATTCGGAAGAAATATCAAGAATAGAGCTGCAGATTATACTGCAAGAGCTTCGGGTGACTGGAGCGGTATAGCACGTAACGCACGTACATTGTATGACAGCGTTAAAAGCAAAACAGCTACTTTCCGAGCAAATGCCGTAGGTGCTTGGGACAAGGTTTCCGGTGTTTTAGGTCAGGCGAAAGACTGGCTGGTAAATAAGGTTGTGAACTGGAAAATATCAATACCTCATTTTGCATTGCCGCATTTGAAATTCAGCACATCACCATATAAATTTCTGGGAAAAACATTTCAGATACCAAAACTGGATGTTGAATGGTATGCAAGCGGTGGATTTCCAAAAACAGGAGAAATGTTCATGGCAAATGAAGCTGGTCCTGAATTGGTAGGAAAGATGGGAAATAAAACTACCGTCGCAAACCAGCAGCAAATTATAGCGGGTATTGAACAAGGTGTATATAAAGCTGTTATGGCAGCGTTTTCTATGCAGTCAGCAAAGAACGGAAAGTCTCAGAATGAAACCCCTACATTCAATATCTACGTTGGCGGTCGAAAGGTCACAGACGTAGTCGTAGAAGAAATCAATCACAGAACAAAATCGACAGGCGTATGCCCGATATTGGTTTAACCGGTACCGTCCGAAAGGGCGGTACTTTTTGAAGAAATGAGGTGACAAAAAATGGCCGCATCCATCATGATCGGCGGCGTTGCCATGCCAGAACCGAAGTTAAATGGTCTGAAAATTTCACGAAATAAGATCTGGTCGAAAAATGCAGGGCGTGGAGCAGATGGAACAATGACCGGCGATATTATAGCCCGGAAATGGAAGTTAGAAATTGAGTTTCTGCCGCTTACAGATGCACAGATGGCAACGGTAGAAGTGGCTGTTGAACCAGCATTTTTCAATGTAACTTTTCGAAGCCCTAAGACTGGAAAGAACATTACAGTAAATATGTATGCAGGCGATCTTACGTGTCCGGTATACACCTATGTCGGGGGGAAGCCACGGTATGTAGGTGTCACGGTAAACCTGATTGAAAAATAATCATCAGGAGGGAGGTACAAAATGCTTCAAGTTAATGAAATATTCAAAAATGCAGTAGAACAGGACAGCAGAACATTTAAGGCAAGAGTTGTTCTTGGGAAAGATATTTTTGAAGGTATCAAAAGTTTTGCACTTAATGCTGCCTCGAACAATTCTGATCATATCAGTATCGGCGGAGCTGTGGCAGCCAGTGTACAAGTCAAAATGGAAGCTACATCCATTTCACTCGAAAGTAAAGAAATAACGTTACAGATCGGAGTATTGTCCGGTACGGAGTATATATACTGTGACCTTGGAAAATTCACACCGGAAAAAGTGAATAATGATGACGGAATTATCAATTTTTGTGCATATGACAGGATGTATGTGAAGTTTTCAAAAGCATATGTAAGTAAATTGGAATACCCGGCAGACGGAAAAGAAGTGCTGAAAGAGATTAGTAACATATCTGGTGTACCGCTTGCAAGCAGCATTGATAATCTCCCGTCCGGTGTCAAAATTCCGAAGCGTTGGAAAGAAACGGAAACAACGTATGATGACGAAGGCAATGAAATCACACAAGGGAATTATGTAAACCCATTCGACGGATATACCATGCAGGATGCCCTGGGATATGTTGCACAGTTCTATGGAAAATATTGTGTCATTAATCGAAATGGTGAAATTGAACTTCGTTGGTATGAACAGGCGGATTATGAAATATCTGCATCCAGATATTATGATGATCTGAAAAAAAGCGAAAGTCTGTTCAAGCTTGGCAGAATCCAGTGTGATACGGCAACCGTAACATTACTTTCCGGCGTGGGCACTGTAGGAATACAGATTGAGAATCCGGTTATGACGCAGCCCGTCCTTGATAAAATTTGCAATCAGCTGAAAGATTTTACTTTTCAGCCTGCTTCGGTATCTTTTCTTGGAGATCCACGTCTTGACATAGGAGATATCGTTACTATTCACGATAAATACGGAGGGAAAAGTAAGATCCCGATTATGAAGCTGTCGATGGATTATGATGGTGGATTAATTACAGAAATTGAAAGTCAGGGAAAAACGGAAATTGAATCTGGAAGCATAAGTAGCAGTAAAGGACCAACAGCACAGGCGATTGAACGGCTGAACATGGAATTGGTTGCAGCGAAAGAAATCATAGGACAGAAGGCAAGCTTTGATGATTTGAAAGCAACAAAAGCTACATTCGATAAAATGAGTGCGAGTTATGGTGAATTTGCAGATCTGACCACCAAAAGACTGGAAGTCGGAGAAGCAAACATAGAACAGTTGAAAACAGAAAATGCAAATATCAGTGGGCGTTTGACGGCAGGCGAGGCAGAGATCAAAGTTATTAAGACAGATAAGGCAAATATAAAAGATCTGGATGCAGCGAATGCCAGAATTGATAGTATTTCCGGAAATTTAGCTGATTATAAGGTGATAATAACCGGAAGACTTGAGGCTGTAAATGCGGTTCTTGGTTCGTTAGATGCAAATTATGCAAAAATAGATCTTGCAAATATCAAAAACGGAAGTATTACAACTGCAATGATAGGCGTCGGTGTTGTAGGTTCTGCTCAAATTGCAGACGGATCTATTACCGATGCGAAAATAGTGGAGCTGACAGCCAACAAAATCACTGCCGGTACGTTATCAGTGGAAAGGCTGATTATCTGTGGCGATAAGAATTCAATCATCTATGCGATCAATAATGCAGGTGAACTGGTATCTCAGAATGTAAATACGATAGATGGTGATGTACTGACCAAGAGAAGCATAACTGCAGATAAGATTGTGGCGGGTGCCATTACTGCCAATGAAATTGCGGGAAAGACCATCACAGCAAATAAAATCGCAACAGGCACCATTACCGCAGGCGAACTGGCAGCAGGCAGCGTGACAGCAGAAAAAATCAAAGCAGGTGCAATCAGTGCAGATAAGATAGCAGCAGGTGCAATCAGCGTAGATAAATTAACTTTTGGATTAAACAGTAATTTATATAATCTTGGATATGATAATTTTGCAACAATCACGGAAAGTACATTACTTTCATATCTTGAAGATTATCGAATAAGGCAAAGAGCAGAAGTAAAAGAATGTGGCGGATCATTTTTTCCACAAGCACCTAATGTTCCCGGGGTCAATGCACTATGGCTTGACGGAAGAGAGGAAATATTGCCATCAGAAAATGGATTTATTTTGGGGAGCAGCAAAAAGCATGATGGTTTCATAACTTTAGTCCCTGGAAAAAAATACCTGATTTCTTTCTATATAAGATGTCCTTATCTTTCTGAATCAGAAAACAGAGGAATTGAGTTTTTGATATGGGAAAGCAAAGAACGTAGTCATTTGTATAATGGAAATACCTTAGCATCTAAGAAAAGTGAATATGTTTATTGCAGTTTGCAATGGGAAAGGAAAACAATAAAATACACGTGCGTTGAAGATTTTCCATATATAGCATTAGGTTTTGGTTATATGGAGGGTGCTTTGTATATAGTTTCTGGAATTCAAGTCGAACAGGTAGAAAATTTTGATACAGAACCAAGCCCATTTTCCGTGTCAAATGTACAGACTGTAGATGCAAAAGATCTGGAGAATGACGGTATAGCGGCTATCAGTGATAATCTCGGTACATTCCAAAAAGGTATACTAAAATCCGGAAATTATAGCGGTTCTTCTGGAGAAGCATTTTCAGGTAGTGGATTTCTTATAGATCTGAACAATGGCTATATTAACACTCCCAAAATACGAATTGCGGGCAATGGGAAAACATACTGCGATCACGATGGTATTGCAGTAGATATAAATGCATTAGTCAGAAATTACGCAATATGTTATACAGCTGGTGCGACCGTCGCCAAAACAGTTAGTTTGACAGGTTTCAAATTGTACACCGGTGCAAGGGTTACGGTACGTTTTAACTATGCCAATACGGCCACAAAACCAACATTGAATGTAAACGGTACAGGTGCGAAAGCGATCTATTACCGGAACGGAAATATTTCGGCAGAGCTGATCACATCGTATACCGTGTTAGAGTTGGTATATACCGGATCTTACTGGTACGTGATCGGTGTGATCGACAGAGCTACAGCGTTATCAACAACAGCAGTAACTCCAACAGCAACAGGAAGCTGGTACTATTCTTCAGCAATCAGTTCCCTGGCGAATTATGATGAAATCCGTGTATGGCTGGAAATTGCCGATGGTGAAAAAGGCTGGATCACACTGACCAGAAAAGATGCGGCAGAGACAGTGCGTACACTGTATCTTACAGCATCCTATAATGCACGCGTTCAGCTGAAATGGGATACAACAAACAATAAAGTGGGTGTATATGTCCGCAATATTGGATCTGGATGGACAGCAAACAAGGTAAGCGTGAAACGAATCGAAGGGGTGAGATAATGTTAAAAGCAGTATTTTCAAGATTCGGTGAAGAGATTGAGCTGACAGATGAATTATGGCAGTATGATTTCGGCCAGAAGATTCAGGTCACGGGCATCGAATTGCCGGATGTCTGCGAAGTGCATTTCCAGTATGATAACCTGACCGAGACAAAAACAGTAACAGGGTATAAGCAGGAAGATGCACTGATTATTGACATACCGAATGAAGCACTGACAAGCAGGGGAATTATCAAACTGTATATCTATCTGGTCAGTTCAGAAGAAGGCAGAACAGTAAATGTTGCGATCATGCATGTGAACAGACGAATGAAACCAGAAGGATTTGAAGTTCCGGAAGATATTGACCTGTTCCACCACACACTGCTGGCAGCAGGTGAATATATGCAGCAGGCAAAGAATGCAAAAGAAAATTCTGAAACGGCAGCTGACAGGGCAGAGAGTGCCAGGGATTTAGCTGAGGGATCAGCAAGGACGGCACAGGGGAGTGCAGAGGCCGCAGAACAGGCAAAAAATGAAGCGGTAGAAGCCGCTGAAAGCATAAAAAATGCCAAAGTCCCGACCAAAACGAGCGAGCTGGAGAACGACAGTGGTTTTCTGGCAGCAGATACAGAGATTAGCTGGGGAAGAAAAGATGGAACATTTGCTGGAATGCAGAGTGTGGCATTGGGGTTGGATGTAGAAGCATTTGGTGATAACAGTTTTGCAGAAGGAAATAATACGGTGGCGTATGGTGACAATAGCCATGCCGAGAGGTATCAATCTCAAGCAACTGGTCAAAACGCTCACTCTGAGGGCGAAAATAATATTGCAAGCGGCCAGGGGGCACACGCAGAAGGAGGAGCAGGGACAACCGCATCCGATAAATATGCCCATGCTGAGGGGTATGGGACAACAGCGTCCGCTCAGGCAGCACATAGTGAAGGATATAATACCTATGCAACTGGAAAGTACAGCCACGTAGAGGGGTATAATTCGAAAGCAACCGCAGATATGGCACACGCTGAGAATTATGGGACGGAAGCATCCGGCAAAAATTCTCATGCAGAAGGGCTTATTTCAATAGCCAAAGGAAATGGTTCTCATGCAGAAGGTTTTGGGACGGTCGCATCAGGCAAGTACCAGCATGTCCAGGGGAAATACAACGTGGAGGACACAGAAGGCAGGTACGCCCATATCGTGGGCAGCGGGAGCGATGCGGAAAGGAGGAACATCCATACACTGGACTGGGAGGGCAATGCAGAATACGCTGGGGATGTCACTGCGACCGTCAACGGTAAAAAAGTGCACATGTCCACAATAGCCGGTGTTTTATTACAGCCCGGAGCTGCAGCCCACAACGCAATCTACCGGGAAAAATATCTGGGTGATACAGTCACTGCTGAGCAGGCGGCAGCCATTGCAGACGGCAGTTTCGAAGACCTGTTCATCGGTGATTACTGGACGATGGGCGGTGTAAACTACCGGATCGCTGATTTTGACTACTGGTACCGCACCGGATTCCCGGAAGCGAGCAGAGTGGAAAAACACCACGCAGTTATCGTACCGGATACCAGCATTGCCACAGGGCAGATGAATGGGAGCAATACCACATCGGGCGGCTACCGGAATTCGCTTATGAAATCCAAAATGAACGATACCATATCGGCACTGCCGCCGGAAATCCGTTCAAGGCTGCTGGTACATAATGCATTGCTGGATGGTGCGTGGACGGAAATATCCGTTGACCCGATGAATGAGATCATGGTGTATGGGTGCTACATACTGGCTGACAACAGCAACAAGCAGACATCAGAGAACCGTCAGCTCAGCCTGTTCCGGATGAGTCCGCAGGCACGGTATGCCGGTGGTAATTATTGGATCCGGAATTATGCCAACGCAACAGAGTTCACACTGGTATCCTACTATGGAGACGCCAGCAAGGATGCAGCAACCAGCACCTACGGCATCCGTCCGGTATTTGCAATTACAGGAGAAAACAGATAAAGAAAGGATGATTATAAATGATGAACAAAATTATTATGTTACTTGCGGGCAATTCATTTTTCCGCATTTTATTGATCGCTGTCACACTGGACACAATCCTTGGGGTACTCCGGGCGATCAAAGAGCACAAGTTTAATTCATGCGTGGGCATCGATGGTGCAATCCGCAAATCAGCCATGCTGCTGTCGGTGTGCCTGCTGATGGCAGTGGATGTGATCCTGAATATCAATGTATTGTTTATGATTCCTCAGAATTACATCGAACTTCTTGGGATACATAAACTTGGAATCTGTGAATTTTTCAGCATCTTGTTTGTGCTGTACGAAATCGTGAGTGTACTGAAAAATATGACCTTGTGCGGTTTGCCGGTGCCGGCAAAAATTAAACGCTGGGTGCAGAAATTCCTTGAGGATATGACAGAAGAGCTTCCAGAAGAGAACAGGACAGGGAACGCATGAACAATTTAAGCAAAGCAGAATAAAAAAAGCAAAGAGGGCGTGAAAGCGTCCTCTTTTATTGCAAAAAAATGAACGGAGGAAAGTAGGATGAACGGATTATTAAAAATCAATTATGAGACAGAACAGCCGACCGTATCGGCGAGAGACTTGCACGAAGCTTTAGAAATAAAAACAGCTTTTAAAGATTGGTTTCCTCGAATGACAGAATACGGTTTCGAGGCAGGAAAAGACTTTAGCTCAGAAATGAGCAAAAGTACAGGAGGCAGACCAGCCGTTGACTATCAAATTTCCATCGACATGGCAAAACAGATCTGCATGATCCAGCGAAACGAAAAAGGCAGACAGTACCGCCAGTACTTCCTTGACCTGGAAAAAGCATGGAACACACCGGAACAGATCTTTGCACGTGCCCTGAAGATGGCAGATCAGCAGATTGAGAAACTCAAAGCAAACAATGCAAGCCTTGTGGAAAATATACAGCGGATGAGACCGAAAGAAGTGTTTGCGGATGCCGTCAGCGTGTCGAACACCTGTATCCTGATCGGGGAACTGGCAAAGATCCTGAAACAGAACGGTGTGGATATCGGACAGAACAGGCTGTTCACATGGATGCGTGAAAACAGGTTCCTGATCAGCAGAAAAGGGACAGATTACAATATGCCAACACAGAGAAGCATGGAAGCCGGTTTGTTTGAAATCAAAGAACGGACAATCAACAATCCGGACGGCAGTGTGCGGATCACAAAGACCGTGCTGGTGACAGGGAAAGGGCAGCAGTATTTTGTGAATAAATTTCTGAAATAATGAAAATAATCCTTGACTTATGTCATGACATAAGTTATAATAAAGACAGTTAAGGAAGACTTAACGAATAAGGTGGCAGGTGCCGGAAAGGAGAAACAAATGGAAGAAGATATGAACTTAGGCGAACAGCTCAGAGATCTGGCGGAAGAAAACCAGACAAGAAAAATCCTTGAAATCCTCAATACTTGCGAAACACTTGAGGAAGCAAAGGAAAAAGTAAAAGCCCTGCTTAATAAATAAGCAAGGCAGTAATTAAAGCAGGCGGTACTTGCCACCGCCTGCACCCAATAAGAACATAACAC